GAGGTTTTGAGCCGAGTAGCTGAAGGCGAAACCTTGCGACAGGTTTGTGCGGATTTGAAAGATTTTGGCTGTCCAACAGCAGGAAGGTTTTGTCAGCGAGTACTTGAAGATGATGAGTTTGCTAAACGATACGCGCGCGCGCGCAAGATGCAGTGCGAGGCGTGGGCCGACAAAATCTACCTCGAAGGCGAACACCCCCGAATCGGAGAAAAAACCAAGACTATGCGTACAGAGGAAGGTAAAGAGATGGCTGTGCTTGAGGTTCAGACGGGCGATAATGTTGACCGCTCTCGCCTGAAGATCGACGCTATGAAATGGCTGTTGGCACGTCTTCACCCTGAAAAGTATGGCGATAAAGTCGCCCTCACTGGTGCCGACGGCAAAAGCCCCGTGCAGGTGCAATGGATGCAATGAGCATCGTAACTATTCCTTATCGACCCCGTGAAGCCTTCAAAGCCTTCCATGCGCGCACGCAACGCTGGGCAGAACTTATTTGCCACCGTCGCGCTGGCAAGACCGTTGCAGCGATCAACGACCTCCAACGACGGTGTATTACCCTCCAGTTACCCCCAGATCAAGCTGTCAACCCCCCGCGATTCGCTTTCATGGCTCCAACGCGGGTACGCGCCAAGGAAATAGCTTGGGAATACCTGAAGCGTTACAGCGCGCCGATACCTGGGCTGAAGGTGAGCGAGAGTGAGCTTTACGTGCAGTACCCAAACGGTGGCCGGGTCACGATCTACGGGGCCGACAATGACCGCAGCATGGGCTTGTACCTAGACGGCATCGTGCTCGACGAGTGCGACGAGATACCGCCGCGCGTCGATGACGTCCTGATCCCAGCTTTGAGCGACCGCAAGGGCTGGACGGTTCACATGGGCGTCCTTCGAGGCCGGCACAACCTGCTAAAGCGGTTCGAGCGGTATCGAGGCGACCCAAATCATTACCAGCTCTGGCTTCGGGCGAGTGAGAGCGGCATCATCGACCAGCACGAGCTGGAGTTGACCAAGGCTCGAATGAGCGAAGCTGCCTATGAGATGCAGTACGAGGGCGACGTAAACGCCTCCATCGCCAACGCGATTTACGGCAAGGAAATGGACTTGGTGCGCAAGGAAGGCCGCATAACAACGCTAGCCTTCGACCCTGATGTGCCCATTGATTTCTTCTTTGACATCGGCCACGCCCTCCACGGCGATGACTGGAGTGTGTGGGCCATACAGCTCAAGAACCGGGACGTGCTCTGCCAGCAGTATTTTGGTAAGACGGGAGAGCTTCCAAGTTACTACGCACGGCGCTGCTTGGCCATTGCCGACGACAACCACCTGACGATGGGCACGGTGTTCCTGCCTCACGACGGTAACACTCAGGATCGCAAGGGGCGAACGGCGGCTGACGACTTGCGCGAGGCGGGAATACCACGGATCAAGGTTGTGCCCAGGACGCCCATCGTGTGGGATTCCATCAGCCACCTGCGCGGCATCTTCCCGCGACTTCTTTTCGATAGCAGGCGTTGCGCCGATACGTGGAAGCTGGGTGAAATGGAGATGCCCAGCGGGATCGACGGGCTGGACTACTACACGAAGAAGGAGGACGCGAGCAGCGGGTTTATCACGGACGTTATCGTCCACGACCAGAACAGCCATGTGGCCGACGCGCTGCGCACCTTCTCCGAGGCCGAATCCCAAGGCATGATCGAGGGCACCAGCTTCACTGCCAAGGAATCGCGCCGGCGTGACCACAAGGTCATCCGCGCCGACGGCCTGCCACGGGACAGAGGCGGTTTCAGGCGGCACAACGTGCTGAAGATTTAGGCTTGACGATTGATAAAGGTGTCAACAACTCTGTTGACGTGTCGGGATACACGAAACTCTTCAGCTCGATTATCACTTCGACGATTTGGAGTGAGCCCAAGGAGACGAAAATCCTCTGGATCACCATGCTCGCCGCCGCCAACAAGGATGGCATCGTTGAAGGTTCGGTACCAGGGCTTGCATGTATCGCCCGCCTGTCAACAGACGAAACGGCGCGTGCTCTGCTGGCGCTTGAATCCCCCGACGAATGGTCGCGCACAAAAACCAACCAAGGAAAGCGCATAAAAACCATTGAAGGAGGATGGCAACTCCTTAACCATTCGAAATATCGGGCTTTGATGAGCGCGGAAGACCGGCGTGAATACCTTCGTAAAAAACAGGCTGAACACCGCGCCAAAATCCCCGTCAAAAAGCGTCAACAAATGTCAACAAATGTCACCTCGACGTCAACTCGGTCAACACATTCAGAAGCAGATACAGAAGCATTAAAGACAGAGAGGTCGCCTTCGGCTCCCCGCGCGTTGCCATCGCTTTCTGAATGGGTCACTGAATGCCGTTCGAAGCATCCCGACTGGCCCAAGGCTGATTGCGCCGCGGCTTGGCGGCATTACGAGAGCCAGGAATGGAAACGGGGGAAAACCCCTATCGTCAAATGGCGGATGTGCGTGGAAACCTGCTACCAGAACTTCAAAAAAGGACAGTATAACGGCAATGGGTATCAACCGATGCCGATTAAGCCCGTAATCGCAATCCCTGAGCCGCTGGGATGGCTTCAGATAATCCGTGAGAACTTCCCAGAATCGCGCTTTTGTCAGGAAAACAGGACGTGGGCACAAATCCCGGCTACTGACCAACGCACCATTATCGAAGCATTAGGTAACCTATAGTCGAGTTTGACCGGCGCGGCGTGGCTTGCGGATTTAAGTGGTACTACGAGCACGGGCTGACAGTTTACATGAAGGACTGAAATGAGCCACTATGAACGCATGGCCGAACAATACCGGCTTCACCCGCAGGAGCGAAGCTTCGAGTGGTACTGCGACTGGCATATTCGGCACGGGTTTCTTTTCGCGACCCCGGAGTTTTTCATCATGGGACGCTCATGCTGCATCCAGACCTTCAACCCGGAGCTGCTTGAGCCGGGCGCGCCGGGCGACAACTGCTGGTACATCCACGGTTTCTCCGGCGACATGAGCAAAGCTTGGTCAATCCTTCCTTGGGAGCTGCCGTGGATCGCCTTCGAACGTGTGCGAGAGGGTAAACGAGAACAGCCTTGCTTTGTTGAGATTGAACGCTTAAGACGACTGTCCATGTCAACAACGATGGAGGCGGAGACCTGATGGGCGGTGGCGGTGATGGCGGTGCGGCTATTGCGTCTGCCCCTGTGCCGACGCCGGCCCCGCCTGTGACCGACACCAACCAAGCCGTGCAGCAGGCCGAGCAGGATGTCGCGCAATCCAATCTTATCAAGAAGTCGGTCAAGAAAACCATCATGGCCGGCGATACCGGGGGATATATGCCGGGCGCAGTGAACGTCGCGGGACAGCCCAACCCAACCACTGGGTACAAGCAAAAGCTAGGATGAACGATGTCCGGCGACCCACTAGCACTTGAGCAGCTTCGCATTCACGACAGCTTGATGTCGAAATATAGGGCAGAGCGCGCCGACGATCACCAAATCATCGCACAGTACGCCCTGCCCCAAGATTCTAATATCACGACCACAAAGACCGAAAGCGTGTCTGGATGGACTGACCTGATCTTCGACACGACGACGATTCAGGCGATGGAGACCCTGGCGTCGGGTCTGTTCAACTGGTGGACGCCACCCAACCAAGGCTGGGCTGAGTTGGAATCACCCGAGGAACTAAAGGCCAACAACGACGCGGACGAAGCAACCAACTGGCTGGGTAAGTGCAGCGACTCGATGATGAAGGAGTTGGGCCGGTCAAACTTCTATATGACCAAGGCGACGGGAGATTTAGGTCTGTCGGTCTTCGCCACCGACGCCATCTTGGTCGATGAGTCCGACAGCGGAACCGAGCTTTTCAATTTCATCCACTGCAAGATCGGCACCTACACCATCGAAGAAAATTACAAGGGGATTGTCGATACGCTGCGCCGCGAAATCAAAATGACTTACCGGCAGATTTGCCAGAAGTTTGGAAAGGACACCGACACGATTCCCGAGGCAATGGAGAAGGCCTCCAAGGGCGAGAAGGGCAACCAGAAGGAGTTCAAGATTCTACACTGCATCTTTCCACGAGAGGATTCCAAGCGGATCAAGGGAGCCAAGGACGGAAAGAACAAGGCGTATGCGAGCGTGTATCTGTCGATTGATTTCAAGGAGACGATGCGAGTGTCAGGCTATGACGAGTGCCCGATTCTCTGCCGCCGCTTCAAGAAATGGGCGACGGTTTGGGGATATGGCCCGGCCTACTTGGCGCTGCCTGATTCAAGGCAGGTCAACTACGTCCAGCAGTACCTCGACGCTAGCGCTGAGCTTCACGTGAACCCGCGCATCATTACGCCGGAGGCGATTGACGGGGACGTTGACTTGAGACCGGGCGGCGAGACGGTGGTGCCCGACAACGAGACCAAGCCGGAGGAATGGGGAACGGTCAGCGAATACAAGCTTGGCCTTGAAATGCAGGAGCAGAGGCGCAAGGCGATCCGCGACGCCTGCTTCAACGACGCCTTCAAGCTGCTTAATTCCCAACCGCTGCTCGACAAGGACATGACGGCTTACGAAATCAGCCAGCGGCTTGCGGAGCAGTTGCAGAATATGACGGCCATCGACGCCCGGATGGTCATGGAATTTATCAACCCCTGCATCCATCGGGTGTTCGCGATCATGTATAGTGCGGGCAAGTTTGGTCAGGCTCCGAAGGCGCTCATGCAGGACTTGGGGGCTGGCAAGAAAGGTCTGGTACAACCCGAGGTCGTGGTCACAAGCCGGTTCAACGATGCCCTTCGTGCGCTCAAGAACCGGGCGGCAGAGGAGACGATCAAGTTTGTACTGCCCATCACCGAGCAGAACAAGCCTGAGCTATGGGACGTGTTCGACTTGGAGGCGATTTTGCGCGAGTACGCGAGGAACGCCGGGATTGCGCCTGATAGCCTGCGCAAGCTGACCGGCGCAAATAGCGTGCAGGCCATCAGGGATGCGAGGCAGAAGCTTATCCAGCAGCAAAGGGCGCTCGCTTCCACCGAACAGCTAGGCAAGGCTGGAAAAGCACTGGGCGGTGCGCCTGATTTTATTCAGGATCAGGTCAAGGACGCTCTTAATAAACAAGGGAAGAAGGCCGCGTGAAAATTCCAGAAAAACTTTGCGCGTTGACTTCTAGGCGTCAGCTAGAGGATTTGATCGAAGCGGTTGTATTGCAC